CTATTGACCCTGACTGGCGTAATGAAGACCGGCACACCGTCGACAGCAAAGTGATTCATTGTGAAGATACAGGGAGGCTTTACGTCCCCCGCAATCCGGACAAACATACCACCATCGCACGCCACCATATCCTGGGCTGGTGGTGGTAATCGTTACCGCGATGCTATGACCGTCCGGCAGCATTACCATCAGCGTACCACCTGAAAAGCGTAAGCTAATACCATCGACTGATTGTAACGTTCTGTCCGTTTCGCTGGCTCCGAGCTCCGATAAGGTTGAAGCACCAACTCTGGCCACATAGCTGGTATATTCGCGCGTTCGCTTCCTGCCCGCTTTGCTGTCTCGCTGTTTCTTCAGCCATGCCCTATAGCCGTCGCGCTGACGTTTACGGCCGGCCCTGGTCTTTGCCCCGGTGCTTTTCCCACCGTGTAACTTACAGCGACCATTGTGGTATATCGTGGTCATTTTGCACGGAGTGCCCGCACGGGTTGTCGCGCCACATGGAATAACCCGTAAGTGTTCAGGGTACGGCAGCCAGTCATTACCCTGCTCACGAAGCTCGCGCCTCAACTGGCAAAAATCTTCACGCTCTTTCCGCAGCCTCAGCAGCATCTGCCTCAGCTCTTTATCCATAATCCCCCCGTAAAAATGAATAAATCTGTATACCTCATGGGGTAAGTCCGTCAGCGCAATTATCCGCTTCCCTTGCTGGAACCTTAACAATCCTTATCATCCCAAGGGGTAAGCCATCTGCGCGGTTTGCAGCATTCACCGGCATTGGACGCACAGCTTACCATGGGGAAAACAGCCTTAAGAAAAGGGATATAGCCCGACCAGAACCTTAAGAAACAGAGCCTACTTGTCAGAAAACCGGGAAATGAATTTCCGAAATCATTAGGAAATCTCAGGAGGTAAGGTTGAACTTTTCCCCAAATACCTAGCATTTCTAAGCATCGGGTTGACACTTTCGCGATGAGGTTTAAATCGCATAAACCCAGTAACGGCGTTGCTTGCAGCTATACTCACTGAGGAAAGTGTAAAGCTATCGGTTTCGTGTCTGACGGTTTTTTGATAAAAGTGTCAACCTGTCGGGTTTCGTTTCCCGGTTTTGTTGGTTGCTAGTTGACACTTTACAGCTATTACTTCCGCCAAAGAGACAATGCCTTTATCCCTTCGGGACTCCAATCGGCTATCTCATCAGGGTATTCGGTAGCGGTATAGAAAAGTTCGCGCCTTAGCGTCAGCAGTAATTGTTCTGCATTTTCCTTAAGATCATAACGTTGGAAGTAAAATTCCGCATCCTGTGTATCAAGGAAAATACCGCCTTCTTCGAGAAACTCTACATCATATCCCAACTCATCAGCCGCGGCAGAAACAGCTTCTAATAGGCCATTATCGTTATCTGGGGCAGGGAATTTACCATCCCCAAATTTTATTTCTTTCCAGCATTCCGACCAAGTTAGCTCCCGCGTTCGATGTGGCCATGGGCCTGTAGTAGGTGCCTCGCTTTTGGGGACTGAGTGCTGTTGCTGCTGGCGTTCCGTCGCGTCTACATCGATTTTAGTACCCGATAACACAACCTCACCTTTCGCCACCCAGTCATATACCGTCTGACGGCTTACCCCGCGATGACGCGCATACTCGGCTTTACTCATTAACATAGATATCTCCGGCTGTATGGGTTTTAGTGGATTACATGGAAGGTATGGTATTAGTCATCAGGGCGTCATTCTGTGATACTTCCGTTAAACGTTGAAGTCGGCCCCCCAGTATCATTTCCATCGTTGCCGTTTGAATGTTCATGGCTGTTAAGCCAGGTCAGAAGCGACTGCCACCCGGCGTGCATGATTGCCGGGCTGGTACTGGCCACTGAATCCTGCAGGTGACCTGCATCTCCTGAAAGGCTCCATTTGCTACCCGTCAGTGAGAAAACTGTCCCGCCAACGGTTACGGTGAAACTGTCAGGTGTGGAAATAGCGATGCTGTCAGGCTTCAGGAGAAATGTGGTGTTGCTTCCGCTATCGCGTAGCGTTACACCCTCCGGCCCGTATACCGTCACCACCTGTCCGTCGACGTCCTGCCACTCGGTATTGCTGATCGGTAAAAAGAACAGCGCACTTAAATTGGCTGGTGGAGTAAGATCTGCCACTCCCCCACCAAGCCCACTAACCCCTCCCAGATAGGTATCTGCTGGAATTACGATCCCTTTATCCCCTTTCTGCATAGGGTATCGGATATATTGAGGCCCAAAAATCGGGACCGTTAATTGTGGCAGAAGAAATGGTGTCTCATGTAAGTCGAATGAGACTGTCACCATATTTCCTGACTGGCTTACAACACTCACGGGCAGAATCTTCCCTGAAACCTGTAATGCCGTCTCAACTTTTTTATCCGCAAAAGTATTCAGATTTCTGCTAAAATTCAGCTTTTGTTCAATACTCATTTTGCTTTCAACTCTCCGGCTGGATGAGCCTCAATGATTGTTATCCACGAATCAGCTGTCGGTTGCCGACTGTTCCCCAAAAAGCGAACAGACTGAACTTCAAACTGTCCCTGGAAAGCAGAATCATCACGGTACTGAGAAAAAGAAGCAGCCTGGATAAGAGGCCTTGAATTTTTAGGCATGAGAATATGATCTCCCGTGTGGATGTCAGCCCGCATCACACATAAAATGCTTACAACACCATAACTTATCCACGTTGGCTGCCCGATGAGGTCAGTAAACTCAATCTGGAGAGGATTATTTTTTCGCTCATTAACGCCAGATGGATGGTTTTTATAGTCATTATCCCAAACCCTGATTTCATTTTGATTGACTATTGCCATCTCAACACCTGAGTATCCTGGATCTCTAATTACTGACCGAGAAAAGTTTTTTAAATCTCTGGCCAGAAGAGTTATTGAGTCGCAAAACATCGGACGCTCATAATTTAGAACCAGTAAATCACTGATATTTATATTTGGTCTATACCCTCCCATCCGCATAATACACAGAGTCAGTGCCACAGATAACTTCTGTCCAACAGACCAGGGAAATGTGATTTTTTCAGAGCTAACTGCTCCATCTTTGTCAGTCTTTGCTGGTCCGGCAAATATTACAAAATCCAGCCTTAACTCCGTCCCCTGCCAGTTACCAAACACCTGGTTCACAACTCCTTCAATGACCAGTCCCTTACCATGCTTCCCTGCTAAAGGGAATCCAGCAGCCATCCCAGCGAAAATCTGAATTTTTTTGTTATTGTAGTTAAGTCTTGCCTGTTGCATGTCGGCGGGACTTATCCCCCATATTGTTAATCGGCTCTCACCGGCAGGCGTGGACAAGCATACTTGCTGTATATCGAACTCCACCATTAAAGCGCCGGGGTTGTAAACTCCGTTCTTATGACTTGAATAGTTTTTAATGACTTTGTTTTCTTCAAATATGTTGATCTCATAAAAACGCATTTGATTCACTCCTGCAGTCTTGTAGCTGTTTCAGCAGAAATTGTGGCCAGCGCGGTATCGACCAACCCCCTGGCAATCTCATGGATAGTTGGCGCAACGCCGATACCTGATTGCTGGCGTTGCTTTTCCTGAATTTTTCTGATTGCCTGAATCTGTGCTTCGCTTAGCAAGACAGGTTTGACGGACTGTTTTGACATGGCTACCTCCTGATATTTATACAGCCATTATAATTTCACATATTGAAATGATCATTACCTGTATTGCAATTAATGAAAGAGTAATTTCGATCGTTACCAGAAGGAGAATTGATTGTTTTATAGACTTTTGGCGAGTACTTGACGAAGATTGCATAATGACTTTTCGCTGCTGAGTCTCAACTTAACAAGGAAGACCTGATGCCCTTACCTGAACGCATGAAACCAGCCAAAATCAGCCGTCAGAAACTAAAGGAACTGGCGGATATGGCCAAAGAGATACTGTCGCAAATTGATAACGGCGCCGGCGAAGATGATGAAGGGCTAAAAGCGATGATTAATGACTGGAACAGGCAGGTCGTTAATCCTTATGAATTCTCTGATTTCCGTGACTTTTCCTCATGGACCGACGCAAAGAACTTTACCCGGATGGCATTTAATCAGGAGAAATACGTTGCGGATTTAACCTGGGATGAACTCGTTCAGATAATTAGTTTCGTGTGCAATGCTGAAGGCAAGGAATCGGAACAAAGCTACGCGCTGGGATTGCTGGAGAAAAACTTTGATGCCAATCCGTCCGATCTCATCTACTGGCCTAATGAATGGTTCCAGGATGAAGACATGCTTCATGTTGATTTGACGCCTGAAGAAATCGCCGGATACCTGATAGCAAAATCAGGCAGATTTCTAAGCGATGCGCCTGAAATCGAGTTCAAATACCCGATTCGTTCAAATTCTACAAGCTAAAGCCACGGACCGCTAAGTTCAACTTATCGACTTTCACTCCACGCAGGAATTTGCCCTGACAGCCATGCCAAACCACCTGATAGAAAAGAAGAGGTACTGTGCACGGCCGTACCATACTGCCAGGCTGCAAAGGCTAGAAAAGCGACGATAACGATGATACTTACACGCAAAATCTTTCGGTCAGAATGTAGTAATATTGCGGCTAAAGCCAAGAGCAGAATCAAGGATACTGGCCAGCACGAAACGACCGCAACATAAGTCATAAACAGGTAGCCCATTATCATGGCTTCACCTCATCTATATAAATGTTGCCATCGGTTCACTGAGTCTAAAGTGGGCTTCCCCGGGCAAAACATTACTGATAAAGATGTGGAAGTCCCACTTCGTATCAAGCGTTAATGTGATGCCAGGTAGGTTAACTGGCCCAAACTGGTTAATAACAAGATTAAACGTCTTTTTAGTGGCTTTGAAAATACGATCGATTCTGATTTACACATTTGCCATCAAACCGAAGCGCTATCTTCACGTCTCTGGGTTTCTAACAACTTACAATGCTGGCCGCCTTTCCAGGTCTCGCCGGCGTTCTGTCTCATCTGCAGACCTATAACAAAGCACAGCCTCTGAGGATAATTCCCAAAAGGTACAGGTATTTAGAGGCCTTCTGCCATACATAGCCAGAACACGTCACTTCTGCCTATAAATAAGATATGGGCATTTTCATGGGGACGTCGGAGCCGACGTGAAACGTTCAAATCACTACGCAACTGCGGTCAGCCGTACGAATCAGACCATCAACACACTAGATCACATATCTGCCTGATGAGACAACACAGCCTGAGTGACGGGCTAGAGATTTTTTAACTACAGGAATTCATACGATCTCATTTTTAGGGGTTGACCTGAGCAGATAAACTGAGAGATTCTGCTTCAACACGTAAACCCGGTATTCTCAGGCTATTTCCTGTTCTTAGAGGATCGCCTGTGGTTCTTCTACTGTTCTTTCTTCTGCCCTAATGATTCTGACATTCCTTCCGGGCTATCTGATGCCACTTTCAGGCCATTCACTTGAATGCGCACTGTTTAATTTTAGTGACTTTTGATTACACACAATCTGTACATGGAGTTCGTATGTCTGAAAACCTCTTACCATCAAACTCTGATGCCTCTTCAGGGTTAGCATTATCATCAGGTCCAGTAGGTGAGCCTCTTTCATCTGAATCCGCGGATAACATAAGACCTGAGACGTTCTCATTGCGTATTCACTCAGGCATGCTGGAAACGATGGGGCACAATATGTACTCCTCAGTTGCAAAATGCCTCGCCGAGTTCGTTGCGAACGCCTATGATGCAGATGCAGATAACGTTGAAATCGACATGGATTTTGAGCGTATTGATGCTGCAAAAAACATCGTGCGTGCAAATGCTCGTGCCGAAAAGAGTGCCGGTAAACGTAAAAATGCTTCTGCTGTCTATGACCCTCTCCCTTCAGATATAACCATTCGTATTCGAGACGATGGGCATGGTATGAATGCCCAAGAAATCCAGAATTGCTTCCTAGCCATCACACGTAACCGCCGCATAGATGAAATGGGTCAACAGACACTGCAAACAAGTGAGTCTGGACTACGGAAAGTTATGGGACGTAAAGGGGTGGGGAAACTCGCTGGATTCGGAGCCGCTGAACATATTCGTATTACGAGCAAACGTTCAGGCCAGACTTACTCTACCAGTTTTGAAATGGATTACTCGCAGATCAAAAGCAAAATCGATATCAGCGCTAATACCTTCGAAGCGGTTTACGTAGATGAACTACCAGAGGAAGAACATTTCACTGAAGTTGTACTAAGTAATCTGCGTTGTGATTCCATGAAATCCTCTCCTGACACTATCAATGTAACTCTAGCAAGGACGTTTTGCATCCTTGATACCAGTTTCTGCATAAAAATTAACGGAGTACCTGTTGAAGAAGAAAAAATTGACTGGGAATATACTTATCCACCAAACGCGACTTTGAAAAACATGGGTATAGGTAGTGTTTTTATTGATCCTGAGGATAAAGACAGTGCCATTGAATTTCAGTACATTATCCGTTTTCGTGCTAGGCCTAAAGATCATGGAACTGATGAGCAGACAACCCGGAAAAGAGCCAGCCTGCCAGCCGAACGGAGAGGGGCAAGAATTTACGCGCATGGTAGGCTTGCTCACGGCCCTAGCTTATTGGACCTACATTCAGGCGTACATAACTTTCATGCACAGGACTACATGGAATGTATAGTGCTTGCAGATTCAATTGATGAATATGAGCATGATTTCATTGTTACTAGCCGCGAGGGGCTTAACAAAGATAATCCAGTAGTTTCCGCCCTGTCAGTCCATGTAACCGATCTTATGAAGATCGCCCTGACCGAACATTCTAAATTCAGAGATGTTCTCATCACGACAGCGATTGAGGAGGATGACTATACGAAACGGATCATGGTTCCAATTCATTCACTCAACAGCAAATCCCAGAAAGCTGCCAAAGAAATACTTAAAGTCATCGGTAAAGAACATGGCGTAAAAAGTGAGATTTACATGGAGATGGCGCCAATCTTGCTTCAGGCCGTAAATTCAAGTGAAGTACTTACACGCTTGATCGAACTCGAAACAAATCCTGTAAGCATCCGCGAATTGGCAAATTCAATGGCAGACTTAACACGGATGGAAAGAAGCGATCTGCTGAAACTATATCGTGGTCGCAGCAAGGCAATAAATGCCCTGCAGAAGCTTCATGATGAAGGGAATACAACACGAAAAGGAAAAGGCTTTGAAAAAGAACTACATATGCTGCTTAAAGAGAACCCATGGTTGGTAAATGTCACATATTCTAACTTTTTAACAAGCGATCGCCAGATGGGAGATGTCTGTCGGGAACTGAACCGTGTGCTTGAAATAGACGATGATGCAAAGAATATCACTGATGAAACACGACCTGACCTCGTGTATGTCGCCGCTAACAGTGTTTCCTGCGAAAAAATTATTATTGTAGAACTCAAATCGCCAGGTATTGACCTCGTAAAAGAGCATCTCGAACAACTAACCCGTTATATACGGAAAACAGAACAACATTTGCGCACTAAATTCCATGAGCGCAAGGTTGAAGTTGTTGGTTATCTAATAGGTAAAAAACCGTCACCTGATTCTAAAGGGGAGGGACAACAAGATTTGATATATGAAATGAATAACTTTGGAACGAATTCATCGAAAAATGTCATCGATTTACTTGAACTTGTCGTTTCAGCAAAGCAAGCACATGAAGCAGGGATACAGGCGCTTCAGAAAGAAGAAGAGGAAGAGGAAGAGGAGTAACACGAGTTCCTCCCCCCAAGCACAAATCAGAGCTCTTGTGCGGACAGTACCTTTCCAATCGCATCCGCGACCGCACGGGCGAGTGGAACAGGTACACCGTTACCAATCTGTCGCGCTATCGAACTTCGGTCACCTGAAAATACCCAGTTGTCTGGAATTCCTTGCAGCCTTGCCCCTTCACGAATTGAAATAACACGATGCTGTTCAGGGTGCAGATAGCGCCCTTTTGAAGCAGATTGGAATGAACATCTCAGCGTATTTGCGGGTTTGTCCCAGTCCATTCTTCCCCATACGTCTACCGCCTGGCTACCCATTCTCATCCAACTCGGTGGGCACAATTCGGGGGCATTACGCATAACATCACGCTTGTCACCCTGAGGTGGAATAAGTTTCATTCTTGCTAATCCAACCACTGTTGGCTCGGGTGAGATATGGTAGTTTTTACCATCAGGTACGGTACTGAGGCCAAAAAACGCGTCCCGCACCGTTACTTTTTCGGCAAGAGGCTGTGGACGTTCCGGTAAGCCAATTCGGGAGAAAATAGTAAAGCTTCGACGCCGGTGTTGTGCCACACCATAGTCACAAGCATTCAGCACCCAAGTGACACAGTCATAACCATCATCGGTAAAAAGAGCATGTAACTGTCGCCAGTAATCAGACTCAAGAAACTGGGGGACATTCTCGATCACCACTATTTTAGGATGGTGCTTTTTAGCCCATTCGTACACAGTAAGAGAAAGGGCGTTCCTGACATCTTTGGGATCACGACGGCCAAGAGTACTGAATCCCTGACAAGGAGGTCCGGCAACTAGAACGTCATACTCCAACCCTTCACGAACAACAGTAACATCATGCACTTCTGCGACCGGTAAAAGATTGTGGTTATAAGTTGCTACCGCCCTAGCATCAAGTTCTGCGGCAAATATGCTTTTAAAACCTGCGGCATGAAAGCCTCCTCCCATCAGTCCAGCACCAGCAAAAAGTTCAGCTACTTTAAAATGTTCTTTCATCTGTCAGCCCTGTCCATCTGTTCCGCAAGATCAGCAATGTTCATTAACAGCGCACTTATCCTTGAACGTAGTGCTGGATCGCCTTCAACCAATGCTTCAACACGAGCAAATTCTTTCTGAAAAACACGCCTTGGCCCGCTTACATTCACTGGGATATCAAAAAAATCGCATAATTTTACGACGCGTAGATTTGTTACTTCGAAGTTATTATTTTTCACACGTAACAGAAAATCTTTGTTAAGCTCCGGCACTTCCTGCAACGAGGCATCGTACTTTCGCCTTTCATTATAGATATCAACACAGTCTCTTAGAGTCCACTTACTAGATTTTAGTCTGGATTTCACTAATTCACTGATGTCCTTGTTACATAGCAAGGATTCGCTCATATCTTTTATCTCACATAAATACCTCTCTTTTTTGTCTCACTTTAATGAGACAAAGTCAATAATTTTGATTGTATTTAACTGGGCAAATACTACTCATACAAATTGGCTGAGCAGGTTCCACGTCTAACTAAAGTCTCGAGCCGAAATGTAGGCCATATGTCTTAATTACATAGCTGTATCGCACCCTTCCAGTTTGACCGACTCTATAAGTCGGCCACCAGTCGGCCATATGCTGAAATTTGAGCTGTCATGGCTGAAATCCTCCATTCCGATGCTCTGTATCTGCTTCAGTGTTGGTTCAAAATGGTGGTTTGTTGCCTCAATGTTGGTTCATTTTTCAAACATGAAACCTTATTAAACATATACATATAACCACTGAGGCAACTGAACCAACTGAACCAACACCTAAACTACACACATGAAAGAATGCTTTTACTCTGGCTGGTCATCGTCCGGCAGATACTGCAGGACATAAACCCGAATTTGTCGCCCATCAATGCGTGGAGACTTTCTCTGGAAACCGCGACCAGACGTCGGCGGCGTTAGCATGCCAGCTTTCTTCAGGACTTCTGCAAACTGACGAGTGTTAAAGCCGCGGGCGATCTCCCCTTCGAAGGCTGCCGGGAAGGTGTAGAACACCATCGGGTCAGTCTCATGACCGCCCTTCTGCCGGTATCCCGCCATGTTGGAGATGGGAAGGCTGGTTGGGTCATACGGGAACGGTGCAAAGCGGCTCATGCCGTAGGCGTTCAGGAATGCCTCTGTCTGCTCAATAATTTGCTGATGCTCTTTGTTGCCGGTACCGAATTCACGCAGCCAGGCGTTATAGCTGTACAGAATAGCATCCCGACACGTCTGCTCATCCCAGCCGGTGATCACATTACCTAACAATAGTGCGGCTTCCAGAATGGCAAACCGGGCGCCAACACGATGGACTTGCTCCCCGTAATCCGACGGGATCAGACTACGCCAGCGCTCTTCCGCTGCTCTGACAGCGTTCACCGCCTCTTGCTGGTGGTCAGCCAGCCATTTCACCCACTCACGCCCGGTCACTCCGTGGTTATGCTGGTATGCATCTTTGAGAGCATCGGCATGGTGCTTACCATTGGTATGCTCATGGAAGCGCACTGCCCGACGCATCGGAATGTTCAGCAGGCGAACCAGTTGGCCCGCTTTAGCCTTACGGCCGGCACTGGCAATGAAGGTCTCCAGATCCATCTCACCGGTACTGATGGCCACAGTACGCCAGCGCTTCAGGTCACGGTTTCCGCCTTCCTTCGCTCCCTGGAGTTTTCCAGTGCCGTTAAACAGCGCGTAGGCCGATTTATAGACCTCCACCGGGTCAGCCCCCTGGCCGATTTCGTCAAGCGGCATCAGCGCGTCATTATGTGCGGCAGCCTCATTCGCCAGCCCCAGCGCAGTACCGTACCAGGTGAGACGCAGTACATCTGGATTGCCGTAAAGACTGGAGGCCACATTCGCAGTGGTAGTCTTACCCGCGCTCGACTGTTCGTAGAGGTGGATACCGAATCCATCCGCACCAGCAAGGCCAATCAACGGGGCGGCCAGTGCTGCGGCCACCCCAGTCATCATCGAGTAATTACCAAAGGCCAGACGTCCTACGTTCTCCCGCCAGCTCTCAACGGTACCGCTGGTGGTGTAACCGGATGCGGCAGAACTTCGTCCGCTAAACAGCACCGGTTGATCTGGAGTACCGATGATCTCGCCATCAGGCATGATATAGGCGCCACACTGCCAGCCCGTAGCATGCGCAATGCGCCATACCTCACCATTGGCACAGCTCTGCAGCCAGTCGGCCAGCGTTGCACGTAAACCACTTTTGGTTGTAACGTTCACCCCACCAGCCTTGAGCGATCGCCAGCCTTCGCGTTCACCGATATCAGCAAACGGTATTGCCTGGACAGTATCCCCCTTCGAACCGAATGGGCGCCAGCGCAGGATCAGATACCGGGTTTTACTGTCATCTATGCCAGTACCTATGACCTCCAGAGCAGAACACAGCCAGCTTTCACGGGTAGTTATTTCCCCGGTATCTTTGTCTGATTTGGGTTCAACCCAAAAAATACCGTCAGCTCGGCTTTCAACATGTGGCTTCAGGTTGTCACTATTCGCAGCTTTATTGGCTTTCAGAATTGATGTCGTTGTGTGCTCGCCCTGTTCTCTGAGCCTGGCCAGATATTGCCTCCAGTTTTCCGGTTTTTGGTCAGGAATTCCCTTATATAATTTCGCTTCCAGTACACCTGCCTGTGCAAGTTTTTCCCCAATGGCATTAATCATTATTGGCTCAATGCTTCCAGCCAGATAAACACGAGCACTGCGACGCCCTTTATCAATAATTTGCAGGTTCTCCAGTTCCGCCAGCTGCTTCGGTCCAAGATAAATGGGAGGTGTTCTGTCCTCAGCGACTTGTTTACCCATGCCCTCTTCCCACCCTTTTGCATGTGCATACGCATCAGTTCCAGCAAAAATAACTGCTTCAGTAAATTTTTCTTTTGGCAAATGTTTCAGGTTCGGTGCCAGTTTCATTGACGCTTCTCCCGATGTGCACGCAAGACGTAATCAGCAAGTTCTTCATCCGCCGTTTTAATCGTTTCTGGTACATCCTGGAGTAACGAGATCAGAGCACAAATTAACTGCATATCCCGTTCAGATGCTTTCGTGCCCTCTAACCATATTGAGAGCAGTGCCTGTGCTTGTTCAACACGACATTGGGCATCAATAAGCAGCATATCGCTCATACCCTGACCTCCGCATCAATTCTGGCCATATCGACAATCGCCAGGACTTTATCCAGCCAGCAATGCACAATGACTGCTTGCTCAACGTCGAGGTATGGTGATAAATCGGTCATTACATGAACCAACCCATTGCGAGCGCGGGCCATACGTTCTGCGGTACGCTCTGCCAGCGTAAAATCTTCCGGATACGGTTGCTCACGGGATAGCATCGCCTCGGCCTCAAGTTCAGCAGGATGGCGGTATATAGCGTTTATATTCATTTTCCCGCCCTCATTTTTGATTCTTTGACGCAGGCAGAACGACACACACCCGCATTCGCTACGGTATCGTTCAGCGCCATCACCACCTCACCAACCGTACCCAGCATTGCGCCTATTTTGCGCATGTCTCCCTTTGCGGTCTCCTCGGTGTAGTTGTCATTATCCGTGGCCCAGAACATCAGGCTTCCAATGGCACTAATGCCGAGCAACAAATCACTCACAGCCTCATCCATGCGGTTCTGAATGCCTTCCAGCTCATCAACGGTGGCGCCTTTGCCGAATTCGTGGCGAACTAAATCGTTATACAGGCTCATGCTGCCACCTCCTGTACGCGTGTGATGCGTACATGGCGAAACCCCTCACGCTGCGCCTGAATCACTGCGTGGGCCGTTGCTGTTTTGGTGTCACTGGATATGAGCTGATAGCCGATACCAACCGTTAAACCGCGCTTATTGACGGCATAGCCAGTAATGCGGAAATAGTTACGCATGAGCCACCTCCAGACGGATGCGGCCGGCGAAAAAGCAGACATGATCGCGAACCAGTGAACGGCGGGCGTCACGTTCAGACGGTGCGGCGATATGGTGAATTTGGGCTTTAATTGTCGTCATATCGCGGCGAACAGCGGCGATAATCCAGATAAATTGCGGAATTTGGGTAGGGGTAGTAGCCATGGTGGCAGCCTCCTTCAGATAGCGGGTAACGCCACCACCGGAAACGCCAATTTCACTGGTGGTAGCCCAGACAGGGTTGGCGTAACCGGCTCTGAAGGATACCGGCGCTTCCGAGGAAGCCCCCGCCTGAGCCACCATTGCTCTTGAAAGGCGCTGGATTATATACCAACGCTCAAAAAAAGGGTGAGTCAGACTAACGGCACAAAAAAAGACGCTTGGCGCGTCATGTGTCGCCTTCAGAGTTGTCAGGACGCCAATCCTGGCACCAGATTTTGCTGGTACACGATAACCATAGACCGGGATACCGTCAGGCCGCAAGCCCTTTTTGTTACGGTGCGGCAATTTATAGCTGGCGGTGTGATGGACTCCGCATCCACCGCTGGCGCCGGAAACGCTATTTTCCAGATAGTCCGTTTCCGAACGCTTACCCGCGCGCGTACTGGTCCCGAAATACACTTCAATAGAGCCACTATCATTGGCCCGGAAAGTGACAGGTTTTGACAGATTACCGTGGTGACACACCACCAGCAAAGCGTTAGCTTTTGCATTCATCAGGCCAGTCAGAAACGCGCAATGGGCTATACGCACGGAAACTTGTAGCCCTCGCGGTAGAACGTCACACGGTTGCGCGCCACCGATACAATGCTCACGACCTCCCCCGTGAGCGTTGCGATAAGTGTGATCCGGCAGGGGTAAGCTGGTGGGCTTATTCATCGTTAGCCCCTATGCGCTTAGCCAGCCAGCGCTGAGACAGGCGGGTTAATTCCGCTTTGCGCTGATCGTACCCCATACCCATATCGATCAACGTGATGTTGGTGCTCTCCAGGTAGCTGAGATGCTCCAGGTGGCCAGCGCTCATGCTGTCGCGAGGCTCGCCGGCGATACCGTTCACCTGAGCCCACTGTTTAGCGGTCATGCCGCCGAGCACTATGCGGGCGATCATGTTGCTCTCGTTGCTGTAATGACGAGTTTGAGTCTCCTTCCCCATCTCAGCACGGGCAGCCTCCAGAGCTGCGCACATCGGCTTAAAGAAATTGGCAGCACCAATGCGGGCTTTGAGATGGCGACGGTACTTTGCGGCGATTTCAGGCGCACTCAGCTGTAACGCCTCCTCGCACTGGATGAAGTACCTGCGCACAGCTCGCCCCTGTTCATTGCGCTCAACCATTGCTACTTCTTTAGCCATATCCAGCGACAGAAGGTAATCATGCTCGATTTGCTGGCGAAATTTTGCGCTCCCCGAAACGGGTGAGCTCAAATTTTCAACGATGATGTAATCCACACCAGCGGCAAAACCATACTGACTAATGCGCCCTTTAATCCAGGTGGTGAAGTCGCGGCCCACCCCCAGCGCCTTATGCAAAGCTCTGGCGCTCGCAATATTGGTTTCACGCCCACCAATCTGACCGGAAATAACAGGGACAATAGCGGCAAAGTCGTTACCATTAATTACGCCCGGGTTAACGTTGGGTTGAGGGGCAGCCTCAGAATTGAATCTGCTTTTTTCGATTTTCATTTTGTCGGCTCCGTTATGCGGCGGTGAAGTTATCCGGGTAGAGATTCAGAATGTCGGCGATATCCTGCTTAGAAAGCCCGTAATGTTGGTTGACTGCGGCCATGCGGTTAACGAACTGAATCACCTTCAGCACGTCACCACGGCACGCAAACCGGTAACGCATGTGCGCACCGATACCATCAGGGTTTTTCTCTTCCAGGCGTTCCAGGCAAATATCAAGCTCGCGCTCAAGTTCGCTCGCATAGTTGCGGCCAGATGAGAGGCGGCAATTGCGCAGGATATCGTTTTCTGTCCACCCACCAGCCCCACAACGCAGCATGTAGGTGCGAGCACGGTGTTTCTTCGGAATGCGCTTTGAGGCTTGAACGGTGTAGGCTAGTGGCGTAACATCAGATTCGCGAGTATCTATGTTAGCCGCCTGTAATGGGCGGTTTTCTTTTTCCATCAGACCACCACCCCGCGGCGTTCTGCCAGCCAGTTGTTAATCTCTACCGCATCAAAAGCGGTCACGTTATTGGTGAGTTTCACCGGGCGTGGCAATGTGCCGTTTTTAACCCATCGATCAATGGTTGGCATTGATACCCCTAACAACGCCGGCATTCGAAAGCGGCGGATGTATCCAGTAGTGGGAAGTGCTGATTGTGCGGTTTGAGAGGCTGTCATATGTCCCGTAACTCCTGTGATAGCTGGTGATGGAAAGGCTATCAATAGCAGTTCACAATCTCACCGAGTTTTAGAAAATTCCTCCGAGTTATGAGATTGTTTGCTTGAAACTAACGGCACATCTTCATTGGCGAAAACTAACCATAATTACCTATAACCGGCTTTTTCCAACCAATCCCGTAAAGAGTCATCCGTTACATCAGGAAATTTAATCTCATTTGCCATATGGCTTAATCTATCCATAATATTTTTGATGGAAAGTGTTTTTAGTTCGTCTTGCTTCACGCCTAGAGCATTTATTAGATAAGCAATAAATCTAGATTGCTTTGCCGTTTCCCTAATTTTTGGCTTAGCCTTAATTGATTCAGACACGGTCAATCTATCTTCTGGTAAATCTATACCTTGGACTCCGCAATTGTAAATTAGCTCTATATCCTCCCTGCTTAGATAAACATCATTCATACTCAAAACAATTGGCTGAGCATCGTAGCAATACGCATAAACAGGTCTAATTAAAATATCATCTACTGACAGTACCGGGCAGTCTTCACCAACATATGGAGCGCCTAGTTTTGCAATAGGAATCTCGCAGAACAAATCTTGCGGAAGGACCATTAGCTCATCATTTTCAATTAAATACATCCCTTCCAAAACGGATGCCATGCCATCAAAGTAGCCCACAAAATCCAGTGTTTTTTTATTTTTATCAATGGTGAATGCGGTATCTATCATTGGCGAAGTTGGAGTCAATCCGCCTCGTGATGCCACAGGTATAAGGTCAATATATTCTTTTGAAATATCCCCATACTCATATGGGTTATCATAGTTATTCAATGTAACCGTCAGAGTACCTTCCACTGAACTTTGTTTAAATTCAATCATAGGATTTAGATGATTCATCCATGCTGAGAAGTCTGATAATTCGCACTTCAATAGTGTTGCTGCTCTGTTTAGTGAGCACCACGGTAATGGAGGGATGGTATTTTTTTCCCAGATATTAATTAATTTGCCATGTGCCATAACGTTACCTTTTACGCCATGCCTTTAAAGTGATTGAGCCAGGCGGTAAGGCTTCCCACTTTTCACCCCGTCGGGCTAGGCTCAATCTGTCCTCTGATTCTTTACATATCTTGGTTACTTCACCATTCTCAGCGGTGTAACGTTGTATTCTTCGCCGCGTTCCAGTGCCACCAGCAAGCCCGCCCACTGTGTTAACGCAGCCCGGCGTTCATCAAAGTATTGGTGGCGGTTATATATGCCCTCTATGCCCGGTATTTTGTGGTTAAGGCAGCGCTCGGCTATCACCGGGTCAATACCTATCGCGGCCATCTGTGTGCGCATGGTGCGCCGCAGGTCGTGGATACTGAACGGCTCAACGTCAGCCATTTCTTTCAGAACGGACGGCATAACCATATTTAGCGTGGCTCGGCTAACGTGAGCCGTTGTTCTGGCTCGCCTGGCTGGGATTAACCAGCGGCTATCACCGGCAAAAAGTCGAATCTCTTTAATCCATTCGATCACTGGCGCCGGCAGCGGGATATCGATGTCATCACCATTCTTTGCCCGCGAGCCAGGGAGATGCCAAACTTCGTTATCAAGGTCGAACTCCGACCATTCGGCGGCACAGAGCTCCATTTTGCGCACCCCAAGCGCCAGAATGATCTTGAAGGTCAGCTCATTTTCTCTGCTGATTCCACGCCCGCGGCGTAGAGCCTTGAAGAACATAACCAGCTCATCACGGCTTAACGCACGTTTGCGCCCCTGCTCTTTGCCGCCAGCGTCTTTAGCGCCAAATGATATGGCTGGGTTAACCTCTATCATTCCGCGTATCACAGCGTAATCAAACAGGCGTTTGAGCATGCGAAGTACATCATTAGCTACCGTGGGAGACCCTCGCTCTAACACATCCTGCAGGACGCTATCAATGTGCCGCGGGCGAACGTCCTCTACCTTCATCTTTCCGATGATAGCAACGATATTCTTTTGCAGACTGCTGCGGAAAAGCTCCGGATGTTTGTAAGTGGTCTCTATCTGGCGGGCGTAATACTCAGCGGCAAGCTCTGAAACGTGAATGGCGTTCTTCTCAGCATCAATCTTCGCTATTGCCTCAGCCTTGCGCTCCTGCTTCTCTGCGGCTACGTCATACCCGAGCGCTACCCGTGCGGATAGCTCTTTCGCTATATCTCGGGCTTTTGCCAGTGAGAAATCGGAATAAGAACCGATCATCATGGTGCGGGCCTTTCCCGCCAGCTTATATCGATAGCGCCAAAAAGGAGTTTTATCCTCTTTTCGAAACCTCAGATAGAGGCCGTCACCGTCTGCTCGCCCCTCGAAGCGTTCCCCGCTCTTAATCCATGCGCGGATCTGCATATCTGTAAGTTTTGGCAT